ACGCTTACTGCTGATTAGCGCCACCCTCATCACCCTCACAGCCTGTGCAGACCGTACAAGAGTGAACTGCGAACGCATCAAAAACAAAGCCCCCGAAACCATCGGAACACAAACACAAATAGGAGGAGGACGCTGTGCCTAAAGAAAGAATGACAAACGAGCAAATAAAAGCACGACTAATTCTGATTGTCGGTATCACATTGTCCGTCACTTTTGTCGGATCAACGATGGCTCTTTTGTTCGGACTGCTATTCGTGGTACAGCCTCTCGAAGTCAGCGAGAACGATAAAAGTGCGTGGGCTTTGTTATCGCCCATGATGCTTTTTCTTAGTGGGGCGCTCTCATCATTGCTCGCCTCAAACGGCCTCAAAGACAAACCGAAAGACCCACCAAATGCCTCGTAAATACCCCTACTACCCAGTGACCACACCCGGCACAGGCAAACTCGCAGGCACTGAGAAGTTTGTTGATCTATGCAAACGGCGCTACCCATCTTTTACCAATTTGGGCACCTGGGTGGTGCGCAACATGCGAGGCAAAAAAACTTTGTCTGTGCACAGCCTCGGTGTTGCAGGTGACGTGGGGTATCCACCGACACGCGCAGGCCGTGCCCAAGCTAAAGAGCTGTGGGATTGGCTAATCGAACACTCCGAAGCGCTAGGCCTTGTAGAGCTGCATGATTACAAATACGGCGAGCATGGCAGAGGTTTTAGGTGTAGTCGAGGTGAGGGCATAAAAGGGGTACGCGTTTATGCCAACGCTGAGGAAAGCGCCGGTACAGGTGGGTGCTGGCTACATTTTGAACTGGAGATGCACCTAGCAACCGACAGCAAAGCCATGGAAAATGCATGGCGAGCCTTGCCAAAACCAGCCAAGCCGTAGGTATCCACCAATAGCAATTTGTTTTTGCTATGGTAAAAAAACCAACTACCAGAGGGAGCACCGACATGCTTTTTACCGACTTACCACTATTCAGGGACACCGACCCTGAAACCAGCAGGCAGATAAAGCCGTTACGAGTAGGAAGCCACAGAGCAATCCTGCTACGCCAGTATTTTTACGCCACTCTTGGCCTGACCGATGAGGAAGCAGGCGCTCGAGCCGTCCTAGACGGTCACGACATAAAGGGCTACTGGAAGCGCTGCAGCGATTTACGCACACTGGGACTAATTCAGGACACAGGCGCGCGTAGAGCCCTCCTAAGTGGCTCTCAGGGCATTGTGTGTGCAATCACCCAGCAAGGCATAGACGCTGTAAAGGCCATGTCATGAGCGCAGACGCTATTTTCTGGTGGTCTAGCCTTTTTGGCTTCGCCTGTGGCGTAGGCACAACCTGTGCCCTACTTGCCTGGTGGAACCACCGGTGAGCGAAAAGCCAAAGGTGTACACCTACATACCGTTAGTATCGGCAAACAGGAAATTATTAGTACAGGTGTTTATAGACCCTGAAACAAATCTGATCGTGCAGGCCCAAGTGGCCACCAGGTATGAAACTTGGGGCACGTGGGGATTGCCTACCGAGGTTTTTGAGGATTGAAAAAAATAATGGTTATAGCAATACTCTCGACAGCTCTAATGGCAACACCAGCCCACGCAAAAGAGGAATGGAACCACCCGATGCCTAAGCAGTGGTACATCAAACTCGCCCAGTGCGAGACGGGCAATAATGTGCAGCATTCCACGCGTTCGTATGTGACAGCATTTGGGATTTACAGGCCAACTTTTAGAAACTGGGCTCACACATCAGACCGTAAAGCGCACCTGCTTACTTTTGCCCAGCAGGCTCGGATTGTTGATCGGATTGCCTACAAAGGACACACCGAAAATGGGCGCTATCGCTGGCCTGTAGGGCTTTATGGCTGGGGTGCTATAAAGAACAACTGCAACGGCCTAAACGATGACCTATGCAAATCCACACACCCATCAGTTATAAAAATAAGACGCTGCAAGCGTTAGAAAAGGAACACCCGACATGGACATTGAGGAAGCATTTGCAATAATGCACCCATCGCTGAACTTGAAACAGATGCAGCACCACGAAAAATGCAACCACGGCCTCAGCACCTGGTTTCCAAAGATGGATTGCAGACAGTGCGAACTGCTTGAAATCATTGATGTTTTGCAAGCCCAGGCACAATCGTTGAGCACAGAAATTGCTCGTCTTGAAAGGGTGTATGCCGGTGGCCTTTAACCTTGACGATTACGAACCAGTAGCCCACAGGCTTGACAGATGGCTGAAAGATTGCCACGTGCGTGGCGTACAGCCTCGAGTGCTCACCGATCTAGTGCACTACCTACAAAACTCTGCTGTGTTTAGCGCGTCACTCTTTGAGGGTGATGTTTTGATTGCTACAGGCTGGGCTGAGGAAATCCGTGGCGAGGGGCACATCAACAAAACCAGCCATCTGGAGAACTGCGAGACAGGTGCCGTTGGTCGTGCTTTGGCTAATGCTGGGTATGCAGGCTCAGACCTCAACAAGCGTCCTAGCCGTGAGGAGATGAGCAAGGTGCAGCGCATCACGACAACCAGCTCTGATGGTGTGACTACAGAGCGCCCTGCGAACGCCCCTAGTGATAAGCAGGTATGGCTTTATAAGAAACTGCTCAAAGAGGCTGGCAAACTTCCACCATTAGACCTGGCATCGTGGGACAAGTTTAAAATCAGCAAGGCGATTGAAGCCCTAAAGAATAATGAGCCCGAGGAAATCCCATTGCCTGAAGAGGAGCCATTCTGATGACTGAGTTTGTGGGTCTTGTAATCATGGTGTTCAGCGTGTTCATGACTGGGCTTCTATTAGGTCAGGCAGGCAAGAAATGATGCCCTATGCACTAAACGGTCAATACCACTACCCAGATTGCGAAGCCAAACTAAACAGCGACCCTGACTGCCACTGTGCAGGCAACATGGCTAAACAGCTCAGCGTGCTTGCTGAGGAATGTGGCAGGCTCATGGCAATCAACCGACAACTCGTAAAGCAGCTAAACAATGCCCCCCATGACTGAAGCGTCAGAAGCAATCTTTCAAGACCAGATAATCAGGCTTGCCAAAGGGCAAGGCTGGCTAATCTTTCACGCGTCACCCAAAATGGTACGCCCAGGTGTATGGCGCTCTGATGGCCGTGGCTTCCCTGATCTAGTTCTCGTACACAAAACACGTGGGCTTATCTTTGCCGAACTTAAAACAGACCTGGGCAGACTTTCTGAGCATCAGCTCGACTGGGGCGAGGCAATCCTTACTGCCGGTGGGGAATACCACGTATGGCGACCACAACACCTGCAAGCCATCGCAGAAAGACTAGGGCCACAGTGATACACGTGTGGTATGGCCTGCTATTCTGCCTCGGCATTGCAGCAATACTGAAACTGCGCAAAGACTAAAAACTGAATAACGCTGGTACATAACGGTAGGTAAGCATTGCTAGGGGTAATTCCCGAAAAGCCTGTTGAGATGCTAAGAGGGTGAGGGGTAATTCCCGAGTTACTGCCAGCACTCACGGCCTCGTAGGGGATTGCACTCTGCAGGTATAAAACACGGTGACGTGGGTAGAACTGGCGCGCCTAACCACCTGTGATGACTTGACGTGAAGGGCTGTTAGGGGAAGTCGCCAGTGCAGCGTCCAAACGTCATAAATGCGAATGGCTGACCGTCCTACACAAACCACCTGCCACAGTTACATACTGAAAGTGGGGGCTGGCACAAACCACAAGACTCTCAGTAGCACCCGAGAGCAACCCGATGCGAAGCGAGGGGCGCTAGTAACATAAGCCCAACACCACCCGACAAGGACACACACACATGGCAGGCAACAGAAAAACCACAGCACAATACCGAGCCAACAGGCAAGCACTTCTAGAAGGACACCCAGACTGCCACTGGTGTGGCAAACCCTGGGACAAAACATTTCAAGCAGACCACCTACTCGAACACGATGCCGGTGGAGACGACTCACTCAGCAACCTCGTACCCTCATGCCCCACATGCAACGCCAAACGAGGAGCAATCTATGTGAACCGAAAGACCCAAGCCCGACAACAAGCACGCACACAAGCCCTCAACGCAAAACCCCACAACGGCGAAAACAACCAAAACCCCCTTTTTTTGGAGCAACAAACAACCCCGAGCAAGCGTTTAAGCCATATATCCCCAAAGGGAAGCGAACTGGCGACAACTGGCGCGAACCAGCAGGACTACTCTCGGATTGGCAGAGTTCAGCCCAGACTGGAAACGCCACGAAAAGGTATTTCTATCTACGCAGATTTGGTTGCTGAGTTTGCTAGCAAGTACATGAAGGTCGAGCTAATGGAATGGCAACTGTATGCAATCAGTGGCGCTTTTGAGGCTGATGGTGATACCGGTGATCTAATTAATCGGTCTGCGCTTATTTCCGTAGCGCGCCAGTGTGGAAAAACGGTATTGGGTCAGGCGTGTATTGGGGCGTGGCTTACTTCTATTGCCAAGTTGCGTGGCAAGCCACAGACGGTGGTGAACTCGGCGCATGAGTTGTCGCTTGCTGTTCGCCAGTTTGAGGTAGTGGCTCCGATTTTGCAGGAGTATTTTGGGGCGACTCTCAAACGCGCGTATGGCCGTAATACTTGCGACATGCCTGATGGCTCACGATGGCTTGTAAAAGCTGCAACACCCTCAGCAGGTATGGGCCTTAGCGCAGATTTTATTTGGGTGGACGAGGTGTATGCAGTCGAGGACAACGTGCTTGCCCATTCTCTTAGGCCAACTATGAAGGCACGCAACATGCGCACAGCTGGTGGCTCACCGATCATGTTGATGACTTCGACTGCCGGTACTGAGGCCTCGGTTGCAATGTTGCGCTACCGAGAGCAAGGGTTACAGCTCATTGATGATAAGCGCCAGGGGCAGTTTTATTTTGCTGAGTGGTCGCCACCCCCAGGTGTTGATGTTATGGATACACGCTGGTGGGGTTGGGCTAACCCTGCGCTCGGTGTGACCCTCGAGTTGGAATCTTTGCTAGCCGATGCTGAGCACCCAGACCGATCTAGTTTTTTGCGTGGTTCTCTCAACCAGTTTGTCAATGCCGATGCTTGCTGGTTGCAACCTGGCGAGTGGGAGCAGTGCATGTCTGATATCCCAGGGCCCGAGGGAGGCTGGATAGCTGTGGACACCAGCATCGATGGCTCTCGCTACTCGGCTGTTCGCGCAGCCGTTGATGACGTAGGGGTTGCCCATATCACTGTGGAGTTTGTGGTTGGCTCACTACCTGAGATGCAACAGGCTCTGCTAAAGGCTTGTGAAAACCCATCGGTAATGTTGGCTGTTACACCACCACTAGAAAACCACGTGCCTCTATCGCTTGAGAGGCGTAAAAAGGTAGTGGGCTATGGCGAACTAATGCGCTACACATCACTAGTCAAGGGCATGATTAACGATGGCAGACTTGTGCACCAGGGCCAGCAAAACTTGGCTGAACAAATGAACCGAGCAGTAGCAGTCACCCAACAGAACAGCCTCGTGATTAGCAGTAAGCGTTCACCTGGCCCTGTCGAGCTGGCACGCCTTACCATTTTTGCAGCTGCACTTGCTTCTCGACCAAAACAAGGTGGTAAGCCCATGCTCGTTGTGGTAAATCGCTAAGATTAGTTTTGGTGCTGCTCTGGGCTTTCTGTCGGGAATTGCTCAGGGCAGTGCCACCCCCCACTAAGAAAATGTGAGATAATCCCATCATGGCGCTATTTAACCGAGTCAATAAAGCAGCAATCTCACCTGCACCGGCGAAGGCTGCAGCCTCTGGTGGGTACTCACCTAACCAGGCTGGCGTGAATCTCATCGGCCAGTACTACACATACCTTGAAGGCCCAGCACGCAACAGGGCTATGAGCGTGGCAACCATCTCACGAGCACGTGATCTTATGGCCTCGGTAATTGCTTGTATGCCTCTCAAGATGTATAACGAAATGTGGAATGGTGATGAGATGGAGCAAGTAAACATTGCCCCACGCTCTTGGCTACGCCAACCCGACCCGAGCGTTACTTACCCATTCCTTATGGCGTGGACATTTGACGACCTGTTTTTTTATGGCCGTGCTTTTTGGTACATCACAGCACGCACCCAAGACGGATACCCCACAGCTTTTACACGCCTGCCAGCAGGCTCGATTACCACCACCGATCAAGATGGCCCTGTGTGGTTTGCCCCATCAAAGCAGGTTTACTTTCAGGGCAACATGCTTGACCCTAAAGACCTGGTGCAATTCCTTAGCCCTGTACAAGGCATTGTTTACATGTCTGAACAGACCGTAGCTACAGCATTGAAACTTGAGGCTGCGCGATATAGAAATGCAGAATCGTCAATACCTGCTGGTGTTTTGAAGCAAACAGGTGGTGAGCCTTTGAGCGCCACCGAGCTCGCTGATCTAGCGTCAGCGTTCAACGCTGCACGCGCCACCAATCAGACAGCTGCACTCAACGAGTTTTTGAGCTACACCGAGACAACAGCAACCCCCGACAAAATGCTCCTAATCGATGCAGCAAACTACCAAGCCCTTGAGTGTGCCAGGCTTACAAACGTGCCACCTTATTTGGTGGGCGTAAGCACAGGCTCCTACTCTTACCAATCATCTGAGCAGGCCAGAGCAGACCTTTACATTTTTGGTGTCAAGGCCTACGCCGACTGCATCGCAGCAACACTTAGCCAAAACAACGTGCTGCCTCGAGGAACTTATGTAAAGTTTGATGCAGATGAATACCTCATCGAGAATTACGCAGCAGACAAAATGGACAGCCCCGACATGCCCCAAGAAAACACACAAGAGGAATTAGCATGATCAGGTTTAACGCCACAGCAATAAGCATCGATGCAGCAGCAGCCGATGGCACCCCACGCCGAACAATCACCGGTATTGCAGCGCCATACAACGTGGTAGCCACAGTCAATGACGGCACCGAAGTTATGTTTGCACCAGGCTCACTACCTGTAGATGGCAAAAACCCAAAGCTGTACATGTACCACGACAGTACCCAGGCCATTGGCATTGTCACGGCACGCGAGGACACCCCAGACGGCATGCTTTTTACAGCAAAAATCAGCACTACAGCGTTAGGTGATGAGGCACTTGTTTTAGCAGCCGATGGCGTGCTCGACTCAGTGAGCGTTGGCGTAAATCCAACCGAGTTTGAGATTGACCAAAACGGCGTAATGATTGTGACTGCAGCAAACTGGTTAGAGCTCTCATTAGTGCCACAGCCAGCGTTCGCAGGTGCTACCATCACAGATGTAGCAGCGAGTATCCCCACATCAGATGAGGAAATAAGCGATAATACAAAAGAGGAAGCCGACACTCCTGAACCCCTAGAGCCACAGGAGAACCCAGTGTCAGAAACACCAGCCCCAGAAGTAATCGAAGCATCTACAGTTTTTGCGCAGCCTAAGCGCGAGTTTGCTATGCCATCAGCAGCCGAAGTGCTTGCTGCATACCACATTGGTGGCGACACTTTCGCCAAAGTAAATGACGCTTTCAAGCAAGCACAACGCCGTAATCAGACTGCATTGCAGGCTGCAGCTGGCGACATTGTTACAGGCGACACGCCCGGCCTCTTGAACCTCAACGTGCTCGGACCTCTCTTTCAGGATCTGAATTTCGTGCGTCCTGTGGTCACAGCATTTGGCGCTCGCGCAATGCCAGCAACACCATCACGCCAGTTCATTCGCCCAACGATCACAACTCACACCAGTGCAGCCGTACAGAGCAACCAGCTTGATGCAGTATCAGCAACCACAATGGTTATTGCGTCAAACACAGTTACCAAGCAAACTGTCGCTGGCCAAGTCACGCTTTCACAGCAAGACATTGACTTCACAGACCCTGCAGCATTGCAGCTTGTATTGAATGACCTTGCCGGCGAAGTGATGATTAAGACAGACGACATAGCAGCCGATGCACTTGTTGCTGGTAAAACAGCATCAGGTTCAACATGGACTGTTGCAGCAACTGACCCATCAAGCTTGATTGAGTCTTTGTACGATGCAGCACGCGAAATTGCCGAGGACAGCAACTACTTCCCAACTCATCTTTGCGTGTCACCCGATGTATGGCAAAAATTAGGCCAGCAATTAGACGCTGACAAGCGCCCCGTATTTGGTTACAACACCAACGGCCTTATCGGCACTAACTCAGTTGGCCTTGTATCTGGTCTCCAGTACACCAGCATGAATGTGCTTGGTCTTGAAGTTGTAGTTGATAACAACTTTGCAGCTGGAACCATGCTTGTTGTGTACGCGCCTGGTTTCGAGATTTACGAATCTGGAGCTACTTTGCAGAGCTTCGAAAACCCATCAACATTGGGCCGTAACCTGAGTATCCACCAGTACTTTGCAACATTCGTGGCGAAATCAAGCTTCATTCAAGGCATCGTAGTCGCCTAACCCGAAAGGCGATAGCCAATCATGGCTACATACTCAGTCATCTTTCATCAGCGTCTAAATGATTACGCTGTTGTGCAAACACTTGAGGCAACCGACATTGCCATTGGTGAAAGCATCACCCTTACTGGTGTAGGCCACAACCTAAACGGCACACACACTGTTTACGCATTGCCTCAATACCTTTTTGTAGGTGTAAGCGATGAAGGCGACATACAACTTGACGCAAACGAGCCGATACCTAACCAGGTTATGTTTTATGACGTTGATGGTGATCTAGAACGCTCTGCAGCAATACCACCAGGCACGCTTACCTATACGCAAACATGCACGTGGGTATCGAGCGCCAATGTGCAGTTATGGCTCGGACTACCCAGCCCACTTAGCGCCGATGAGACAACGTTTCTTGCGCAATGTGTTTCTGCCGGTAACCAGGTCGCCTATCGGCGTAGGCAAGAAGCAGGATATTACGACAGCCTTAGCACAAGCCCATCTGGCGATTGCACGCTCGGCACAATAATGCTGGCTGGAGCGTATTTTAGGCAGCGTGGCAGCATCGATCAGTTTGCAAGCTTTGATGCTATGGGCCAAGCAATCACCACCAATGCTTTTACACCGATGGTGAAACAGTTGCTAGGTATTGATAGGCCTGCTGTTGCGTAATGGCTTACACAGACCTGTTCAATGAGGCCATAGACGACCTAGCCACCACGCTGGCGACCATCACAGGCCTGCGAGTAGTGACAGACCCTCGCAACCTCAACAGCAACTGCTGTTTTATCGATGCCCCTACCTTTGAGGCTTTCAACAACAAAATCGTGACGATGCGTTTCCCTGTGCGCGTTATCGGTATTGGCCCAGGCAACCTAGACACGCTCAGACCGTTGCTTGCAATCGCAGCTGCACTACTCGATAAGAACGTGGCAGTGACTGATGGCAGGCCAGGGCTTGCCAGTATCGGGGGGCAAGAGTTCCCTGCCTATGATCTACAAATCTCTTTGCAGGCTGCATACCTATAATGCTCACCTGCCCTAGTAAAATCTGACATAATAAAAGCATCACTGGTGGCCGACAACACCTAACACCAAAGGACAGACATGGCCACCAGCACTACCACCTATCTCACAAACCCGACAGTGACCGTCACACCTGCCACAAGTGGCACTCCTGTTGATTTAACAGCGCTCTGCTCATCAGCCACACTTACCGTGGGCTATGACTCGCTTGAGTCCACCAGCTTTGGCGACACAGGCCACGTATTTGTAAAAGGATTGCAAGCCGTTGAGGTAACTCTTACGCTTTACGCTGCATACGGCGCTTCATCTGTTGAAGCTACATTGTTTGCTGCACTTGGTTCAGGAACTTCAACGCTTGTTATTTCGCCTGCTGGCGCGACAGAGTCTGCCAGTAATCCCGAGTATACGATTAGCTCGGCCATGATTTCCTCGTTTACACCGATCACAGGCTCGTATGGAGAGCTCAGTATGATCGAGGCAGTCTGGACAGGGGGCACCTTTGTCCGAGACATTACATCGCCCTAATCTCTAAACAGAAAGCAGACCCGACATGCAACTAACCATGCTCGTAAACATCGGCTCGGGTGACTACACAGTTACCACGAACCTCTACACAATCGTTATGTGGGAGCGCAAATACAAGCGCAAAATCAGCCAGATACAAGATGGTGGCCTCGGTATTGAGGACCTGGCATACATGGCTCACGAAGCAAGCAAACAGCAAGGTGCAGTGACTGTGCCTCTAATGCTTGACGACTTCATCAAGCAGCTTGTGAATCTTGAGGTGATCGAGCAACCAGATGCAAACCCTACCGAGGTGGCACCTACCGACATTCCCTAGCAACACTGCTAGTCGAGTGTGGCTGGTGGCCACCACAAATAGAGTTTGACGTACCCGACCTGAACACCTGCATTAGTATCATCAATGAGCAGAGGAAAAAGGCCAAATGAGCGTTACAGCAAGCACCGAGATTTACGGCCTGAAGGCAGCGTTGGCTGAACTGCAAAAGATTGACAGCAAAACCAAGTTCAAAGCTGTAAACCAGATCAAAGCTAGTGGCGCTGAGATGGTGAGTCGCGTGGCTCAGACATACCCTGGTGTACCACCCCTGTCAGGTATGGGGCCCTCTAAAAAGGGCACAGGTCGCCTCTCGTATGACCCTAAGAAAGTGCGCAAGGGCGTGACCATTCAGGTGGGTGGGCGTAGCCAGCGTGGCTCATTCCCACTGGTAACGCTTATTCAAAAAGATGCCGGTGGTGCCATTTTTGACATGGCAGGTTTGCGTGGCGACACAGGCCAATTCTCTGCGTACCTCACCACGGCTTACGGCCCTGCCCAGCGTGGCATGTGGCGTGAGCGTGAATACATCTACGGCCAAGCCACCAAAGACATTTTGCAGGCCATCGAGCAAGTGCTCAACCAGGTGAACAGGACACTCGGCTAATGGCTGTTTACATTCCCATCGTTTCGGAGTTCAACTCCAAAGGCATTGACAAAGCCATCAAAGAGTTCAACAGCCTCGAGACCGTAGGCGCTAAAGCCAACTTCGCCCTCAAGAAAGCAGCGTTACCTGCAGCTGCAGCAGTCGCTGGTTTAGCTGTTGCCCTCGGTGACGCTACAAAGGCAGCAATCGAGGACGCTGCATCGCAAGCTGAATTGTCACGCCAACTCAAAGCAACCACTGGCGCAACCGATGCACAGGTCGCTGGTGTTGAGGATTTTATTTCTGCACAGGGCAGGTTGCTAGGTGTAACCGATGATGAGCTACGCCCTGCTTTAGCTGGCCTTGTTCGCGCTACAGGCTCGGTCAGTGAAGCGCAAAAACTAGCAAGTGCAGCAATGGACATTGCAGCCCAAAAAGGCGTACCACTGGCGACAGTCACAAAAACCTTAGAGAAGGCCTACGGTGGCAACCTCAAAGCCCTAGCCAAGTTGGCACCCGAGTACCGACAGATGATTGAGGACGGCGCATCGTTCGAGGACGTTATGTACGCCATCGGCACAGCCACAGGTGGTGCTGCATCGACAGCTGCGAACACTGCGCAGGGGCAATTTAAACGCCTCAGCATTAGCCTGGCCGAGACTAAAGAGTCAATAGGCGCTGCACTTTTGCCTGCTGTAAATGCTGTACTGCCGGTATTGGCTGCGCTCGGCAATTTTGCTAGTGAGAACACCACAGCATTTTTGGCTGTGGCTGGTGTCATCGGCACCCTTGCTGGCATCATTCTTGCCTATAACGCCTACCTGAAATTGCAGGCTGCATACACCATTGCAGCGACAGTTGCCCAGGCAGCGTTTAACCTTGTCATGTCTGCAAACCCTATTGCACTTATGGTTATTGCTATTGCTGCTTTGATTGCTGGTTTAGTGCTGGCCTACAAAAAGTTTGAGGGATTTCGTAACATTGTTGACAGTATTTTTAGTGTCATCAATACTGTGGTCACTTCTAGTATTGGCGTAATCAAAAGCTACTTTTCAACTTTGCTTGGTTTCTATAAGGGCATTTTCAACGGCATTGCTACCCTTTGGAATAACACCATCGGTAAGTTGTCGTTTAAGGTTCCTAGCTGGGTGCCTGGTCTTGGTGGCAAGGGCTTCGATGTTCCTAACATTCCAATGCTGGCTGAGGGTGGCATCGTCAATACGCCAGGTGGCATACTTGCGATGATTGGTGAGAAAGGCCCCGAGGCTGTAATCCCTCTCGATCGTATGGGCCAGATGGGTGGCAACAATGTGACTATCAATGTGAACGGTGGCGACCCTCAGAGCGTGGTCAATGCTTTGCGTACTTACATGCGTCAAAACGGCTCTGTACCTATCCGTGTGAGCAACATCTACTAATCATGGCTCTGCAGATTTATGAGGTGTCGTACTCGACCAATGGCTCTACCTGGACAGCACTAACCAATGTGCAAAACATCAATTTCAATGCTGGCCGTATCTCACAGTTAGACCAAATCAAAACAGGCACAGCCACTGTCGAAATGCGCTACCCCACTGGCTACGCCTCACCCATCACGGATTTGGTTTCAGGTACACAGCTCAGGATTAGAAACATCACACCCTCAATAACCACCAAACTCATTTGGACAGGTTTTATATCTGATGTATCGGCTCAGTACGGTATTCCATACTCAGGTGGCGTAGGTGAGGCTGACTATCTAACTGTTCAAGCTGAGGGCTCGTTTGCTCGTTTTGGCCGTATGCAAGGCAACAACTATGCAATGGCTGCAGGCAACATCAACACTCAGGTGGCCTCATCAAATGCACAAACAGGTTTGACCTTACAAGTGCAGCCACTAACCACTATTGACCCCACCCCAGTGTTCAATGGCAACCTAAGCGCAACCACAGTTAGTGGCACTTGGGGCGATTGGGTCGCTCGAGTATGTCAAACGCTAAATGCGCGTCTGTGGGAGTTAGGCAACAACGCCATCATCGTTAGCCCTTTTGCCACTAAGGCTTTGAACCCACCAAGCTTTAGCGATGTAAGCAATGTTGGCAACATACAAAAATACAACCAAATCAGTTTTGACAGCCTTGCCGATAACTACTACACACAGGTGACCGTAACGCCAGAAGGTTTTAGCGCAGCCACAGTCACGCAGGTTGGCGCTACCACGCCGTATCGGGCATATCAAACAAACACGCTGAACGCCAGCACCAGCCAAGCCACAGACTTTGCTAACTATCTGCTCGCTAACTACGGCACAGCACGATTTGCTATTAGTTCTTTTACTTGTTCAGCCGAGGCACAAGCGCAAAACTATCTTGACTTTGTGGGCTGGAATACTGACCTAACCACTTGTGCCGGTACCCAGGTGGCCGTTACTTTTCGTGGCACTACTTACCAGTGTTTGATTGAGGGTGTGAAGGTGTCGGCTACTCCTGCTGGCGCTTCGTACACTTATTTTGTGTCGGGTGCTGATTTGAACGCCTACCTGCTACTTGATAACACGACTTTCGGCACGCTCGATTACAACAGATTAGGATACTAAACATGGCTACACCACCAGATTTCACCACAGGCCAAGTGCTTACAGCAGCGCAAATGAACGGCGTAGGGCTTTGGCTTGT